AAACCCTTTTACTTATTGGGTTTAGGCTCTTACTTTTATAACACTATAATTATACTTTGAACTGTATGCGATTTTCAATAGAGTTGTAATAGTTAGTACTATACGAATTTTAAACACGCCTTATAGTGTTAAATTTTAAATTATTTAGTATGTTTTAACATGAGTTTTTGACGAATTGTTTGACGACTACAATTTAAAGGTATCTCGTATAAGTTGCGATACGCTCACAGAGTTCTTTTTTGCGACTTCGGTTAATTTTTCGTACTCTTTGTCGTTGAGCGAAATCACCCTAGCCTTGCGACGTCCTTCATCGCCTACTGTTACCGGAGCTCCGGCGCCCTTTCGAGCGCCACCCCATCCTTTATTACTCATATAATCTCCTCGATTGTAAAACCACATGCACCAGCACGCTTCATAATTCGTTCGACGTCGCTGATAGTATTTAATTCACTAGGTTTAAATTTAGCTGTCTTATCACCAAACACTACATGATAACCTTGTTTGAGTGTTTTTACTGCTCGGTGAATGCGAGCGGTAAACGCTTTATCGTCGCCGTTATCCCAGTTTAGCATATCGCTAATATCTCCGGCGTCGTGCACTGTGTAATAGTCGCAATATTCATAACTTGCTAAGTATAACAACTTTTCCAAACTGCCAGCTTCAATTACTTTGTTTTCATCTCTACCTAATTTTAATAAATACTTCATTACTATTCCTCCTTAACCTCTGATAATGTCCATACGAACCATCATATCTTTTAGCTCGTCGATTGTTGCTGCACTAGCTACAAGTCTGTTTGTATGAATATTATAACATTCATAGCATGTTCTGTGCTTGTCGATAGCTACATTTCTGTTTTGTTGCATGATTACGCTGTTTAATTTGTCTAGTGTCATTTTAACTCTCCTTTAGTGAATATATGTCTTACCTTTGATTACATTATATAACATATTCAAGATTAGGGCAATCGCCAATTTTAAAAAAATGCAAAAAAATAAAGGGGTGCTTATTACGGCACCCCTTATTACTTTTATTCAGTTGTAACCAATACCAGCTCGCACGCCACCCTCGCACGATTAGGGAGATATTGGACCACCTCTCAGTCTTTTACTGCTACATATATAAGACCAGCGCCTAAAATAGCATTTAGAATTTGACTATTGCGATACTTTGCTTTGACTTTCTTTAGTTCGTTCTTCTGCATGTTCAAGTATGCTTCTGCTTTCGCTAATGAGTCCCTTTGCTGTGATAGCGTTACTTCTTGCTTGATTAACGTATTCTTCGCTTCTATCAATAGCGTCTTTTGTTCGTTCAGTGATTTCAATACTTCGATTAATTCCGTCTGTTGCTCTGTCGTTGATAATTTCGCTACGTTCAACTGCTGTTCTAGTTCGTCGATTATCATCAACTGCTTGCTGATTGTATTGTCTAGCATTGTTAATTTCGACTGTAGAGCGTTGTATTCCGCTCTCGTTAATATCACTTCGTCTGTCGGCGAAGAACCATACACCGGCAAGACAAACAAGCAACAACAAAATAGGAATGAACATAGGATAACCTTCCGCAAGTTTTCTAAGGCGAACATACATCATACCCCTCCCATGTAATCGGTAATGCCACGAGCAATGGCACGAACAATCGTATCAAGGTCGTTGTTTAGCATTTCTAAATCATCGTCATTGTCGATAAACGCCATTTCAACAAGAACTGCGGTTGCGTCAGTTCCATTTAATACCCATAAATCATCACGCTTCTTCACGCCACGGTCTACAGTATCGATACTGCGAATAATTTGACTTTGAATATCATTCGCTAGGCGTTGTCCGTTAAAAGACTTGTAAAGCGTTTCAGTGCCACGAGCTTGCGTGTTAAAAGCGTTACAATGCAAGGATACAAAGATATCAGCACCCCATTCGTTAGAGGTTTCACATACAAGACCTAAATCATCATCTTGAAGAGCTTTAACTTCGCACCCAGCGGTTTCTAAATACTGCATAAGCAGTTTGCCGGCATCACGAGCGACGTCGCACTCACGACGGCCGGTATTAGGGTTAACCGCTCCGCTATCTAAATTGATGTCATGTCCTGGGTTAATGAATACTTTCATTTTTTGTCCTCCTTTTCTAACTGGTCCGGAATACCATTACCGTCCTTGTCTATCCATAGTGCCAAGAACCCTACGAGGGCCGTTAGCACACTCGGAATAAATATATGGTCAATAATGTTTATCCCTACGCTAATTAATTTATTTGTTTCGTCTGATACATAACCACTAATAAAAGCCATTATGTACTCAATTACAACTAATAAAATAGGCACTAGCATTATAAATACTAGCGCCCTTGTTGCGAATATGCCTGTCGGATGTATGTTAACTGACCTCATAGATTGACCTGTCTTTTTTAATGTATTAATGAGGTTTGGTGGTATGTTCATGTAATTCCTCCTTAATATCATTAACTCTATGCTCTAAGGCTTCTATTTTGGCAGTTAACATCACTTGCTTTCCCTCCGCTTTAACTCTTTCTGCACGAGATAACTTAATTTCATCTTTTAAATCTTTAAGGGTATCGGTTAAAATTCCCCATTTTTCTTGAAATATCAAGTTATCTTGAACTCTCTGCGAATCTAATTTTTCGAGCAAGGGAACAACCAACACTTTATAACCTAAGCCGGCAACAAGACCAACTATAGATAGCGTTGTTAAAATGTCGTTCAACTCGAACTGCCAAGTCCACATACTTTTTTTATGCCTTTCTCCAATAACCAATAATATCAATAATATACCGAGTGTTCGCTGGTACACCCCAAGCCTTAATAATACGGCTGTTTCGTTCAACATAAACACTATTGTTATTTACATTAACGCTTTTTTCTATTAGTCGTACTGCGACTGGTGCATTTGGTGGGAGCTGTGCTACCATACCCCCATTTCCGGAAGGGTTAGTCAATATAAAATCAAAATGCAAGTACCCCCAACCAGTTAAGGGGTCGAATGCTAAATAACCTCTATCCGCACCATATGCTCCAGCCTTAGCATTACCCCAAACCACTTCATATATTTCGATTGGCTGTGAAGTTACTTGTCCACCACCGCTTCCAGGGTCTCCTTTAGGCCCTTTTAAAGCCTGTAATTGTTCTGCCGTAAAATCAGAATATTTGAACGGTTCGCCTTTATCACCCTTTGGCCCTTTAAGTGCATTAAGTTGGTCTTGCGTAAAGTCAGAATATCTAAATGGTTCACCTTTAGGCCCTTTTAGCTTTTCAATCTGTTCTGGTGTAAGTTGTACACTTGATGTCGATGTATACTGATTAATTTCCGTTTTCTTAACATAATCACTTAATTCAGATTTTTGAGCGAAAGATTGCCCCTCTATTTTGTTAACATAACGAGTGCTAGCATCACCAGGTGTTAATGCATATTGAGCAATCTCGCTCTTCTTAATAAAAGTACTTAAATCGTTCTTATAGGCGAATGTTTGAGTAGCCCAACCCTTTTGAACGTAATTATTAGTCGCATCTGCTTTAGATAAATAATCGTTTAGCTCTGTTTTTAATGCATACTTAGGGTCGCCTAGCATAGCAAGGTAATTTCTTATATCAACTTTTTTTAGATACAGATTATCTGCATCTTGTTTAGTTGTATAGGCTGATAAATCTACATTGGCACCGGTGCCAGGAGGTCCTGGTGGCCCTTGTTCACCCCTAGGGCCTTTTAAAGCCTCTAATTGCTCCGATGTGAACATGTCATAAGTAAATGGCTTTCCATCTTTGCCAGGTTCACCTTTAAGACCGTTAACTCCATCTCTACCAGGAGCACCAGGAGGTCCAGGAGGTCCTTGAATACCAGGTGGTCCTTGAATGCCTTGCAGCCCTTGTTCACCTTTAAGTCCATCAATACCATTTCGACCAGGTTCGCCTGGAGGCCCTGGAGGGCCAGGAGGCCCTTGCTCTCCTGGTTCACCCTTTGGCCCTTGTAATTTAATAATCTGAGTATTGTCTTTAACGTTAATCGTTTCTTTATCTTCGCGAATGTGTAGTTCGTCCATTATTTCCCCCTATTACTAATACCTTCAATTATATTAACCTGTCCTTTCACAAGACATTTAATAGGGTGGTCGCCATTCCAAAGGAACAAGTCCCATTGATATTTACCGACTTCTAAACCGTTCGTATCTAAAGAAAGGGCGATTTTACAAAGCTCATTAGCTTCTAAATCGTCCTCGGATACATCGATATTAAACTTTGCTTTATACTCTTCGTCATGTGCTAATTTACGAACACAAGCGAACAGATTATCGCTTGAAACAGTATTGTTATAACCAATATTAAGTGAAATAACTTCACCTTGAATGGCTTTAAAGTTGTGTAGGACTGGTAGTTTCATCTTCGTTCACCTCGTCCAACTCCATAAGGTCGTTGTGAATACAGCCCTCTGTAGGGCAAGTCCCATCTTCGTTCAATGTAGCATAACAAAACTCACAGAACTTCATAACAGGAACATCACTTTTAATTTCGAACGCTTCCATTACTTCACCGCCTTAATTTTTAATAACATTTCTTGATTTAATTTCTTAAACTGTTCTTGCAAGTCAGCAATATCGCCGTTAATCAATCGACGTCTTAACACCATTTGTTCTAGCGTTTCAAAACGTCCGTTGTAATAATTTCTAATTTCGGCAATTTTTTCGGCCTTAGTAGGCTCTTTGGGTTGTGGTGTTACAAATTCACCATTTACATATAACTTGCCAGCCATAAATTCATCTAGCATGCTATCACCATCTGCCGAGTAAATAAAATTAGCCGCATCCGGCCATTCTTGTTTTGCCGTTGCTAACAACTGTTCTTGCGTTACTGTATTATCAACAAAGGACGTAATTCGCTCGCCCATTTCATTAAGTACGAATACATATTGGTTCATAGTTTACCTCCTTCTATTACACTATACCTAATGCAAACCAATAATATGATGCCGCATACCTATCGCTTGCTGTAAATACTGCTTTTGTACCGTTACTTTCATTAACGGAATTTGCAAAATATCTAGGCGTATCAGAACCACTCCAATACGCATCAATAGCACTAGCTATGAATAAAGTCGTAAATCTAATTGGGAATGTTACCTCTGTCTTAGTTACGTTGTCTTGACCACCAATTCCCCATTGAATAGTAAAACCATTCGCAAATTTAACATATCCACCATTCCCAGTTAGTTTAGATGCCACTATAGCACCTTGACCTAACAGACTTTTAAGTTGACCTAAGTTAAGTACTTTATTAATATCACTATCGTTATAGTTATCTGTAATAAAGTTAATAACTTCTCGTGAGTTATCGCCTTTTGTTACTTGCAAGCCTTGATTATGTTTAGCGATTGCTTTTGCGTATTGATTCGAGGTAATATCTAGCTTTTTGTTAAAAGCGTCTTGATGCGCATTTGTAGCGGAATTATGAGTATCCAACGCAGCTTGCGTTATGTATAGTTGACTATTAAGGTTAATTTGTACGTTAACATCATTGCCGATATAGAATGTTACGGTAATTAGTTTTTCATCTAGCGATGTACCAGCTGGAGTATAACTTGCTTGCGCTCCTGCGTTCGTATAAGCGAATAGCTTTTCAGTACCAGTATCACCAACTTTTGCAAACACCCCTAATTCACGAGCATAAAAACCGCTTGTAACACTTGCATTAGAAATAGTCGCTACAACGTCGATTTCACCATTTCCTCGGCTATTAATTGCTTGTACAGTATTCTGTGCCATAGGGTGCTTTAATGCCGTTAAACTTTCAATGCTTTCACTTTCGGTTAACGTGCCATCACCCAACGCAATGCGAGTAAAAATAAGCGGCTTTTTAGATTTAATCGACTCAACTAATAGATTGCTACCAGCTAAGGTCGGAATAATTTTATTGTAATTACTCATAGTTCAACTCCTTAATAGTGTAAATTAATATTGCTTCGAACAGCGACTGCACCAATAGGGCAAGCATAAATTCCTCGTGCTGTAATTGATTTATCTGATTTTTCTTGCGTGATGTAAATACGTTCGGTATTAGTTACCGCACCAACAGCAACAATCGGTCCTCTAGCGTTAAATTCATGTGCTATAGCATACGTTAAATGTGCCGGCTTATATACTTCGATAACGTTTCGTATCTCGTCTAAGGCGTCAGCCGTATCAAGAAGAACGCTAAATCTATTCGGTCCGGTATTTTCTTTTACGATTGCACTACCAGGAGGATATACAAGGTTAATAAACTCTTGCAACTTGCGTTCGGTGATTGTTTGCGAGCCTTGAATTTTAATTAATAAATAGTCGCGTCTATCGTCTATGGATAAATTACGATTATTTTCTAGTCCATACACTCGTTCCCAATCATCAAGTCCCCAAGTAGCCGTTTCAACAAACAACTGCTTGCATATGTCGATAATCAATAAGCGTTGCTTTTCGTGTTCCTCGCTTAACGAATCTTGCGTTCCTTTAAAGGTTTCGTCCTTTGATAGGTATCTAGGCAAGTACCTAAGAACATCGACCTTGTAGGTCCTTAAAAGGTTAAAAATCATAGAACACTCACCTCGCCTAATACCGCTAAATCATCAACCGCTAACTCGATTGATTTAGTGGCACTATTAATCGTTAAGTTCGTATAGTCAGTAGCGCCGGCATCTAATACAAGGCTACCAATTTTCGAATACGCAACTTTTAACAAGGTTGAATTCTTGATGTTTTGTTGTTCGATACTAATTAGATACGCTTTAACTAATTCAGTAAATACCGATTGATTAAAATCACCTTCCGGTCTAACTGTAATATTAATTGTTTTAGGAGTAACAGTTGTTACCGTTACCACCGCTCCCATAGGGCGAACAGTTTCAATATAATTAGTTACCTTGTTAATAATTTCTTGTGAAGCTGGACTAAACTCACTATTCACAATAATTACCTTAACAGTACCAGCGCCGTTCCATACTGGAAGCACTTTAGCACCACCAACACCACCAACAGACATCGCCCACTCATAATAGTGAGTTGCGTTTCCGCTAGTGCCAGGAGTTCGAACATGATTTAGATAACGAGTTCTTAATTCGTCGTCGCTTTCAGCGTTAAAGCCATCACCTATAGGCTCTGTATTATTAACGCTTAAAATACCAGGAATAGACATTGGTATAACTGTTACTGATTGTGCTGTAACATTACCACCAACACCACCTTCAAGGGCTTGTACTTTAACCTTTGTTGAGTTATTAACTTGTATGGTTTCGAGCGTTTCGAATAAAACACCGGTTTGAGTAGCGAATTGACTACCTTTCGGCAAGGTTCCGTTACCTTTAACAGTAACATAACCAGTCGCCTTAGTGGCCTCTTTTCTAATAACACCACTTTCAGCAGCCCTCATAGTTAAGAAATCGCCGTAAGCTGTATCGCCAAACGCTACCTTGTACAACTCGCCTAATTCAACATATGTTTTCATGAACTCAATAGCGTTAGATGAAAACACATCATATTCAAACGTACCCTCGAATTTACTATAGGGCGATGTGCATTGTTCCTGTAAATCTTTTAATATTTCATCGCTAGTTGGAATGTTAAACATTAATATTAAGCCCTCCATATACTGTAGTTAATTCAACGGAACAGTCTACTCTATCGCCGTTTTCATCGAATGTAATACTATCAATAGACTTGATATAAGGGTTAACCATAAGACACTCAACAATAACTCGCCTTAATTCACTGTACCGTTCATTAACACTCATAACCTTTCCTATAAAAGGCTTTAATTGAATACCGTAACGAGTAGAATATGCCAAATATTGATTGCGTTCGGTCATAAGGGCTTTATACACCCAAACTTTCAAGGCATCATCACCAGTTACTTTTATTCGATTACCATTAGCGGTGAACTTAAACGAGTTACTATCGAAGTCCCAATCGTATTCAACGAATAACGGTAGTTCCTCGCTCTGATAGGCGTTAATATTTGTTGAACCTGTAAATGGATATTCTGCACTCATAGTTTCACCACCTTTTGACCGATGTAATACAGCTGTTCGCCTTGTGCGTATACTGGGAATACTGTTACTTCATCGCCAACTCGTAGCGTATCAGTCATGATAATCGTATCAGTATAATCATTATGAATTTCATGTGTATGACTTTCAAACAACGCCAAGCCACCACCACCGGAGCGGGGTTGAGTTTCGCTTATGATGTGTCCTTTTGCTTCCCTGTAGTGGTCCGGCTTCCAGTAGTCATTAAGGTAAATCTGTTCATTCGTAATGTCAATGTTATCACAACGAATAACCAGGTTAGGGAATGGTGATGTAACAACTCCAATTCGCATACCCATTGGCTGCTCGTCTTTAGCTATGCCGTGAATAGTATTAACCATTTTAGCCATAGAATGTGCAGCACTCGGAATATCATTAGGCATAATGTATTTCTACCTTTCTTTTAGTTGACTTTCTAGTAGACCTTCGACCTTTTCCTTTAGGAGTTTTGTTTTTCTTTTTAGCTTCACGCTCCTGGCGTTTCTTTTCCTTTGCTTCTAAGGAATGGTCCACCTTTTCTTTAGTCATTAGGTTTTCAAACTCAATCTCGAGTTTCATCGTATGCTGTCCGTTTTCGAATTTATGAGTATCGCTCTTTATCCAAAACTGACCGCTTAACTGTGTAATCACATCTTTAATTTCAACTGAATACGAGGACAATGCATCATAATCGCCTAAGCAGTCAATCACACCAGTTCGTTCAGGACCTTTAAATATATCCTTAACCTCTTCTTGCGTGTTTTTGTTTTTGCTTTCCTTGTATACAGCTTGTATCATGGAATACTTTTGAATTTGGTCGTCCTTGCTTTCATATCGAATTAAGTTGCCTTTATCGTCAACAATCATGACTTTATTAATCATGTTTTCAATACTTTCCTTGTAGGAAGAGTCTGTGATATTGCGATATTGGTCGATTACAAGTCCTTCAATACGAGAACCCTTTTCTATGACGTCGAGTTCATCACCCTCCATCATAGCTTGATATTTTTTGTTGGTCTTTTTGGCCGCTTCGGTATACGCCATTAGAATGATTTGATAACCCGACTTGTTATTAGCGATAAAAGTTATTTTTTCGCCTGTTTCAGCGAGGTTACCTACCTTAATACCCATTTCCTTGCAAACAGCCTTTGTAATGTCCTCTGCGGTCATATTTGTGAATTTACGAGTAGTTTTTGATTTACTCAATATAAACATATTGTCATAACACGTTACCGTGATTGTTGATGCGGAGGTCTTACGCTCGGTGCAATAAATATTACCAACAAACTGCAACTCGTTATCTTCGGAATATGCTTTTACTGTTTCACCAATACCAAGCGAATATACAGGCCAATTAGGGTCGCGAGGTTCTTGCGTATACACAAATTCAAGTTTTCTTGCTGCCTGAATACGAGAACCACTCCATGTCGAATTATTAACTAAATGAGATATATCGTTTTCAACTGGAACTTGCTTATCTTTGCCAGTTTTTTCATCTTTAACTGTCTTAGTTCCGATGTGCTTAATAATCATCACTTAACCTTCAACTTTCTTAACTGACTTAAATTGTTAATAGCCAAGTTCTTTAAGTCGTTAGATTGAATAATTCGTTCATAATGCTTGTAGTTGCCGTATGCTTTCTTAGCAGCATCTAAAATATCTGCACCCTTATTATGTAGCGTTGCGGTGCTAGGTTTGCTGTTAATCGTAGGCCTATCTTTTAGACCTGTTACATCGTCAATAGCCTTTGCATCGTCCGCCGTCATAGAGGTGTTTAAATCTTTATACGCTTTAAGACTAAGCGTGTAATATAAATCGCCTGTGTTTTCTTGCTTCTTCCAAGGGAATGCCATAATAGCCATCATTAAATTAATAGGGCCATCGCTAACAATGACCCTAATCGGTTTCTTTGACTCTTTCCACTTGTTAATTAAAGCAACAATTTCAGCCGGCTTACGTTTATCACCTACGATGAATGGATAGTCTTTAGCTGGAAGAAAACTTTCAAAAGACAAGGTAATTAGTTTAGGATTACCAAATAATAACGCTTCACCTATTTGAGTGATATTAACGCTTTTATTGTCCTGTTCATTACCTACTTCATACTTTGTTGGAGTTACTGGCAAGACCAATCGTTCGTCGCCTTGTGAGAGTATCACTGTAGGATAGTTATTTCCGCTCTTACCTAAAATCACAGATAAAAGCGATAACGCTCTACCAATACCGCTGATTAATTTCGCCATTATACACCTCCATAATTTACTTCCGCACTTTCAAGCATAGAGAATAACGAATGTGCTATGCGGTCAATATCCGCTTCTTCGCGAACGACGAATGTATTTCCACTGATAGAGTATTGGTTAACAGAATTGTTACCGCTTAAACTATCTGCAATCATCTTTTCAGTTGTTGCATGTGGATAAATTCGACTGCCGTTCGGTAAATCTACAATTTCACCGCCACGTTCGTTAATTTCAGTCCAACCGCCACCGAAATGACTTGCACCAGTTGCATGCCCTGGAATACCTGTTGCTTGTGCACCTCGTGCTTGAACAGCACTTAAAGCACTACCGATAGCACTAAATACACCGCTTGCCGCACTTTTAATAGGGCTCCATACATTTGCATCGAACCAGTTAGCAACGCCGGCCCATACACCTTTAATGCTTTCCCATGCTTCACTAAAGAAACCCTTAATAGCTTCCCACATGCTACTCGCAGCACTAGAAATAGGTTCCCATACATTACCAATAAACCAATCAACAGCCGGACCAAAGATAGCAACGATACCGTCCCAAGCAAAGCCGAATATTCCGGCTATAGTATTAATCACCGGAGCACATGTCGATACGATGTCGTTCCACTTTTGGCTGAACCATTCAGTCAAGCCTTCAAGGTTACTTGTGATGCCGTCGTAAATTTGCTGTGCAACTTCTTCACCGAATATAGTACCACCAATACCGCCTACAAGGCCACCAATAGCACCGCCAACGGCAGTTCCTACACCAGGAGCAATAGAACCTAAGGCAGCACCACCCATAGCACCGAGTTTAGCACCAACCAAGCCACCAGCAAGGCTCCCACCTAAACCAACACCAGCACGAGCTTTATCATCGCTTGTAGCAATATCATAAGCACCCATAGCTAATGCCAACGGAACAGCAATTTTACCACCAACTTTTGTTAAGCCGTTTCCTAACTTACTTGCACCGCTTTTCAACTTACCAAAACGGCCACCGCTTTTAGGTTTAGCACCTTTGCCACCGCCTTCAACTATAGGGCCACCTTGCCCCATTCCAGTCATATTGCTTGCATTTACAGTTACATTTAAGGCTTGAACGGTCATATCGCCTACTGTGCTGTCTTCACCAGTTCCAGTTCCGGCTCCACCACCGCCTTTTAAGCCTTTAAACAAACTATACGCACCCTTACCGATTTTAAATGCACCAATACCACCAACGGCTAATGCTGCAGCTGATAGGATAGAGGGAAGGCCTTCCATTTTAAGCGTTTGACCTACTAACTCTTTGATAGCGGAAGTTATTCCGTCAAGTACGCTTCGAATGGTGATACCATTTGTTTCGAAGTTTTCGGTTAAACCTACAAACCAGTTGTCGATGCCTTGTACAATATCTCTAAAACCGCCAATGCTACCGCCCATTAATTTCGTAGTGAATGAATCCCAATCACCGGATAATTGTTCTAAATCACCTTTTAGATTATCCATGCGAATTTTCGCCATTCGTTCGGCAGCACCGTTGGAATTGTCGATTGCTTCTGCTAATTTATCGAAGTCTGACATCGGCGAATTAACCAATGCGAGCAAGCCTGACATAGCTTCTTGACCGGCAAGCATACCAGCTACGGCCGCTTTACTATCCGGAGATAGTTTCTTCATACCTTCGCGAATATCGGCGATAATATCCCTAAATGGTTTCATCTTACCGTTCGCATCTAAGATATTTAAGCCTAAAATGTCCATCGCTTCGCCGGACTCTTTGGTCGGTTTAACTAAGCGAGTCATCATCGCTCTTAATGCAGTACCAGCTTCTGAACCTTTAATGCCCTGGTTAGCCATAAGACCTACAGCAAGGGCAGTATCTTGTACGCTAAACCCTAATGCACCGGCTACTGGTGCAGCATATTTGAACGTTTGACCCATTAAAGCGACGTTGGTATTTGAGTTAGTGGCTGCTGCCGCTAACACATCAGCGAACATAGCAGAGTCTTTAGCTTGTAAACCAAACGCAGATAAGCTATCAGTTACAATATCGGAAGTCATAGCCAAGTCTTCGCCTGATGCGGCTGCCAAGTTCATGATACCGGCAATACCGCCTATCATTTCGCTAGTTTTCCAACCGGCCATACCCATATATTTGAATGCTTGTGCAGACTCTAAGGCACTAAATTTAGTATCCGCACCCATTTGAATTGCTTTTTCATTTAACTTTTGGAATTCTTCGGATGTAGCACCTGAAATAGCTTTAACCGCTGACATTTCTTCTTCAAAGTCCGCATAACCTTTTACGGCATCAAATATACCAAACCCAATGCCAGCCATACCGGCCATTTGCATTGTAGTTCCAAGCATAGCACCGCTAAGTTTATTTCCAGCACTAGACATAGCACTGGCCATATTTTGCTTAACGTTAACTGTAGCTGTGTATACTTTGCCTTTAAAGGTATTGAGTTCACTTTTAATCTTTTGGACTTTAGAAGTAGCATCATCTTTGGCGTCAATCTTAACTTTGATATTGCTACCAGTACGCTTTAACTTAGATAATTCACTTTCGGCTTTTTTGGTTGCGTTTGCTATTCCTTGAACGGAGCTAACAGCACTACTCATGCTTCTATCAACACCGGCCATCGCAGGAGTAACAGCATTGGCAGATTTAGTTAGATTTTGCGTTGATTGTTGCGCCTTTTTAACTGCATTCGTAAACCCTTTATCATCAAGGTACAGTTCGACGCCTAAACGTTCTTTATTATCCACCTAATACCTCCCTTATAGCTAATTTAGCAACTTCCACACGTTCTTTCCTTTCTTTTTCCATAGCTACATGACAAAGGAGTTTTTCCATTAAGGACAAACTAAAAAAGTATTCAAACGTATGACCTTTTAAAACTAAGTAGGCGGCCGTAGCCGCCTCCCAGTCTTCTTCTATTACTTTTTTGCTTCGTCAAAGATAGCGTGGTCGAGTTTCTTGCCAACGCCTACAGACTCAATCAAAACTGTGCTAATAGCTTTAATTTCACCGAATTCGAATAACTTACCTACAATGTCCATAGGTTCGGCGCAATCATATGCTTGTTGCAAGTCCTTGTCTTTTAAATTAGGTTCTACAATGCAGTTGTAAACGATGTATTCATCGTTATCACCATCTAAACCTAATGCTTCTGTCATAAGTAAAGTCGTAGGCTTTTTAGCTACAACTTCACCCAAGGATGTTTCGATTGTTAGTTTTTGACTTTTGCGTGCCTTAATTTCTTCACGTTTAGCAATTAATTCGTTAATAGATACAGACATTGTTATGTTCCTTTCAATTAATCAATAGATTCAATGTATTGCAAATCTTCCGGTGTAAAGCCGAATGGAATATCAGTTTCAACAACTTTACCTTTTTCAAAGTGTAAAGGAGTTAATTTGTTGAACCATACATTATCAATAGAGATACGTTCCTTTTGGCCGTCCACTGCGTCAGGGTCGTCCAATAAGCCTGTAATTACAGAGCGAGGGTCTTTACCAGCACTCCACGCTTCATGCAATTTGCGGAAGTTTCGATTGATTACGTTTTTAATTTTTGCTGTGCCTTCACCTTTAAGGGATGTAATTTTACTATCAACAGAGTTACCGATAATTACATCTTCACGTTGAGCCTCAACAGTACATTCGAAACTTTCAATTTCAAATACTAACTCACCGTCGAACCAAACTTTACCATGAGAGCCGTTCCAACGACGGCGACCACGATATTTTACATCTTCGCTTGCTCTTGCCATTTATGTTTTCCTCCTATTACATTGTGAAACTAATTTTAAGGTCTTCCATAGCGTCAACGAATTTAACGGTACCAGCTAAACCAACTTCGGAACCTGTATTGTATTCGCGAATGTCCATAACAGACATTTTAGAAATATCTTCGCCTTTGATGATGGCGTAGTTCTTTTGGAATTGTTCGTCAATATCTACATTATTTTTAGCTCGAGCGTCAAGCACGTTACCGGCTAATTGATTGAAGTAAACCATGATTGCTGCTACGAATAGCATTTTATGGTCGTAGTCGTTGATATATTTACCAACATAGAATTTTTTGAAAGTGTCGCGAATATCGTCTGTTACCATGTCGACGCCTTCGATGATTTTGATTTTACGGAATTCTTGACCTTTGTCAGTTGTGAACGTTTGCAAGGAATTGCAAGCACGAGCAATCTTAACGCCTTCGCCGTCTTCTTCATCGAATAAGTGCAATTCGCCTTTATCGATACGGTCTGTTAAGTCCTCATACACTTTAACGCTTTCAACTTCGGTTAATTTGTAATAAGTGGCGGAGCGGTCTAACGGTAAACCGGCCAAGATGCCAGCAATACGAGCAGTATATTCAATTGGAGTATACGTTTTGTATGTAGTTCGACCTTGAGAGTCTTGACCGTTAGGCACTTTAATTTCTTCTGTGCAGAAGTTGATAACGCCGTCATGGTCGGCTGCCACGCTACCTACTACCGCTTTTACAGTTTTACGACCATTGTTGCGTTCTGCTTTAATGTAGGACGCTAAATCTTGTTGGTCTTGAACCGTACCAGTAGGAGCGGCAATATAATTAAAGCGAGTATGTTTTAACTGTTTTAACAATGTAGCTTGCGTATTTTTGGCGCCTTGTACAGTTGCTTTAGGTAATGTGTATACCAATACACGCAAAGGTGTTCCATCTAAGCACTTTTTAATTAAATCAGTTGTAGCTTCATCGAATGTTCTGTCAGGAATTTCGCTAATATCAGAGATTTTGTACTTGTTAGATACATCGGTTGTTTCGCATTTTAAAATCAATGCTACAACGCCACGAGCGGAACGCTTGATAGCAGTTACACCCTTTGTTTTGAAGTCAATTAAGACTTGCGGTAAACCGAATTTTTCTTGTTCGTTTGGCATTTGGTTATTCCTCCTCGGTTAAATTAGAGCCGTTAAGGCTAAATGAAAGAGTATTAACAAGCTCCCCACGAACAAAGTTAACTTCCTCGTCCGTGAAAGCGTCATTAAACTCTAGATTAAAGATAAAGTGCAATACTTCATCTATAAATGTATGTTCAAAGTCATTAATGGTGATATATCTATCATCGACTTTCAGTACAGGTCTAAAGATACATTCTAAGCTATCACTCATTTCGTATAAGTCCGCACGTTTAATGCGGTTATTCTTATCCTCCATAGCTCGGAATGTAACATCGACTTGAACAGTCCTTTCGAAATAGTTGTAATCGCCAACACCACTATGAACAAACATTTCAATATAAAAATAAGGTGCATTTGACTTTTCAACGTTGTCAAAATACACCTTATAATTAGGATATTTGTTTTTCAAAAGGTCAACTAAGGCCTTTTGAATAGTTCTTAATTTAAGCATCTATCAAATTCCTTAGTATCTTTCTTGTATCATTTAAGAATTGACTCTTACGCTTAACTGTAGAGCGATGTAACATTTTATGCCCTTTCACAAAACCACCTTTCGGCGTTCTGTGTCCATATTCAATATGGTTAGCATATTCAGTATTGTTGTATACCTCAATGGAGTTGCTTTGTGGTTCAGTACGCTTCCAAGCATTTCGAAGTGTACCAGTATCAACAGGAGTTTTCGCCTTAGTATCGGCGATTAGTAATTCCGCTTGTTGTTGTAAAAGCGTATCGATATATTGAGGATATAGCGATAAAATCTTCTTCCACTTGAAATTCAACTCCATGAAGCCATTAACTTTTGCTCCCATAGTTAAGCCTCATCATCACGAATTAACGTGATTTCCTGGTGCGTTGTGTACTTAAAAGGACTATCACATCGCATGATAAATGTTTGGCCTTGATGATTGATTGTAACAATATCATTCACCATAACATCGTAATCAACCGGCAAGGATAATCTTAATTTATCCTTTAACATAAACACGCTATCGGTATTTACGCCATTCATGCTTGTTTGTCCTGTTTGTCCTAGCTTACAAGGAACATTTACATACACATCGACTATATCGAACACATCCGCCCCTATATCATCTGTAGCGGCTTGTTGTCTTGAAATGGTACAAGTATCTTTGTACATAATATCTGCAAGCAGTTTTCCGTACGCATTAACCATTCGACCACACCACTTTTCTATATAGATTTAATTTAGTGCGAATGCTTTCAAAGTCTTTTTCACTAATACACCCAATAGGAGATACATCAGTTACCGCCCAGGTAAATTCAACGTCATTTTCTTTTAAAGATTTTAGCGGTCCATGTGTATCGCTGTATTTATCTTTGATGTACTTTGTAGCTAATTCAGCTGCCGTATATACAAGCGTTCGAGGGAAGTTCGTTCTATGGCAGTAGTCCATACAATCAAGAACAAACTTTTCAGCAAACAACGTTATATAATCGGCACAATTAACTTCATTAAGACTATCAATCATAGATACTAGACGATTTGTTGTATTCACAACTAAGGTTACCGCCTCATCGTATTCTAAATATTGAACGTTACCCAAAGTTAATCTCCTTTAATAATGGACGTGTTCCCACATGTCCTCGTCAAATTGTTCAAGCGGTTCATCGTTCGCAATGGCATTAGCAAGCATTTTAGTGCTATCGTTCAATTCCTCTGTTGAAATATCACCAGGACTAAGTACGAATACTCTATCCAATGAGTTTTCACCAAAGATTGATTTGTACGTTTCACACATGCTATTGAATTTAGTTAAAGCGTCGATAAACGCTTTATCTTTATCCGTCATAGTAACACTCCTATACAGTTAATAACATTCCAATAATGAAGTGTAAATACTCTTCATCGTCCTTAATAGTAGCCCAAATAGGTTTACCTGTTTTATAGTCCCAGCCTTTATACTGACCGTTTTCGTTAGGTTCAAATACGCTTTCAAGCCCCATACTTAAAACTTCGGTTCCGCCAGTTGGGTACTGTTTACCTATATAAGGGCTAATAAAGTTATCCCTTTTAGCTTCTTCCTTTCCATAACAACTCATATTAAAGATTTTGTTTAACCTTTCCGCTTCCTCTCCTTTGGTTCGCATTTCTACGAACTCATTAGATAAACGACTTGCATCCTTGTTAAAAAATTCCACCATATGACCTATTTCATGGAATGGAGTTGTTTTCTTAACGCCATTCATATTGATTGTTATGTAATCGCCAGGGTTCTCAATATTAACATACCTTATAGGACGACCACTTATAGCAGCTTTACCATAGAAATAACCACGCTTAACCTTGCGAGTGTTAATACCCTTATTGTTATCCTTTAACATACGACCCCAGTCGCTCGGATATACATCAAACGCACCTTGTATCATTTCTTTATTTTTCTTAACACTACCTTCCGCCCACGAACTATTAGGAATTTTATATCCAACTTCACGATATTGAGATAACACATTTACCAACTCATCTTTATTACCTATTAAGTTAATAATATCATGTTTTTGGCTTGCTATCTTACCGATATTAATCACATCTTGTGCAGTTGCTTTCGATGTATCAAATTTAGATAATTTTTCCTTTAAATCGATTTCTTTAGGCTTAACTGGTTTAGGTTGTTTAGGTCTTTCGACCTTTTGTTCCTCTCGCCAATCGGCGAATGTTTTCGTCTTATCAACGTAAATTACTTTCCATTCGTTATAGTTCATATTGCGTGGTACTTTTTGATATTGTGTCCACTCCCCTTTAGAAGTTGGTTCTTTCTTAGTAATTCGAGAACCGCTAGTAGGTTTCTTATTACTAATAGCACCGGCAATCGTAGACCTACAACGAGGATGAAGCGGAGGAACGTTACTTCCTACTTCGGCTTCACTAACTGGGTAGATATTATTATCATGTTCCCTACAAATTGAGGATGTACGTTTATCCATTGTCGCAATAAACTGAAAGAATTTCATATCAGAGGAACGTAACGAGTCCAATGTAGATTGGTTATGAACATAGTTCAACTCTGTTCTAACTAATCTTACAGCATCATTTTTAGATACTCCCATTCGCTCTTGAACTTCTTTCGCTAATTTATTAACAGATACGCCACGATGAACACCATTAACAACAGTATCTTGAATGGTACGAGCCAACTTTTCACCGTTGGCCCATATCCGTTCACTGTAGTTCTTACCACTCCACGGAGTTCGTAATACTTGCTCTATTTGTTTGTTATCAACAACAACATTTAAAGGCCCTTGCCCTTTCTTTGCCAATTCATAGGCTGAATGTAATCGGTTATCCTTGTATGCTTCTTTCAAGAAAGAAGTCATAGCGCTATCGGTATTTCGATTTAACTTATCTATTTCGATAAGAGTATCGCTGTACAATTTATCCAACCTAGAAATGCGCGAACGCATAGAAAGAGTATTAAGTTCTAGCATAATTTTATGGTTGCCAGCCTTTTCGAATTCCGCTAAATAGTCTTCAACGTCCTTCTTCCAAGTCCTAAACTCTGTTCCGTTAATTAACTTACGAGCATCTGTAATGCTTAATCCGTTGTCTGTGGCGAACTTTCCGTAAAGTTGTTCAATGTTTGTTTTTAGCCGTTGGGCGGACCTTTCATATTGAGCGGCCAACTCTTTCTCGATTGTTTCACGGCTTTTTTTATTCCATTCATCTTCACGTTCAATAGCACGCCTAGCCCAATATGAATTAGTCCCCATGTTTTACCCCTTAGCCTAATTTATGAACAAATTTAACAATGCGAATTTGTTTAGGTTCGTAAACTCGTTCCCAGTTACCGCCGTCTTTTAATTCTGCACGAGATACGCTTTCAGCATTGGCACGAGTTTTATTTGTCCATTTTACCCCACGAGGATGCAAGATGAACGCTTTGCGAGAAATTAAGTAGTCAATGCCGGAGCCTTTGCGTTTATCACGGTCAACTTCTACAGGAACCATACCAACAGGAGAACCTACACCATACGCAATAGCGCCTTCGCCGAACAAATAAGTTGTGTATTTGTCAGTATCAACAGGGCAACCATCATCAACGATAACACGACGGCCCATATAAGTATCGAAAGAGACAGCGTCAGATTGACGGATAGTTTGAATCAAGTTCAATTTATCAAGATAAGATTTTGTAGCGGAGTGCATAACAACTGCTGTTAAAGAGTTGCGAGCATCACCCATGAGTTGCATAGCGTCGATAAAGCCTTCACCGGAGAAGTTGGCTGCTTTACCAGTTTTAGTAGAAATGTCGAGGATATGGTCGGACATGCTAGTAGCAGCGAATACACCGTCAAGGATATTCAATAATTCTTTTTGGTGGTCGCGAGCCCAAAAACCTGCAACTAAATCACCGATAGCGGACATTGGGTCTGTACCGGATAATTGAGCGGACAAGTCAGTAGCGCCCCACATTTTAGCACGGCGAATAGTTGTGGAAGCGTCCATTTTAGAACCGATTTTATCGGCAGTTAAATCAGTACCTTCCACCACGTTTTCAGAGTCGCCAGTCAAATCAGTGAAGAAAGGCATGTTATGAACTTGTGCTGGTTCAGATGCTAACATGTCGAATTGACTATCACGAGTTGCGATACCGGAAGAGAAAATAGCGGATAATTCGCTTGTACGACGTGTTACATAATCAGTAAATAACGGTGTAGGGTTAATTACGTCTTTCAATGCTGTTGCTGCGAATGTTTGCAAGTTAAAAGTAAAGTTTTGAGTTGGCATTATTAGTCCTCCTAATTTAAATTAAGCCATCAATAGATACACCGGCTTGTGCTGCAAGCGTTTTAGCTTGTGCAACGTCGGTTCTAATAAGTTCTGCTTGTTGCGTTAAGTTAAAGTGCTCTTTACTGAAAGGATTAACCTTAGGCACGCCTTCCCCTTTATTAGGGTTATACTTAAATTTAGGGTCGCCTTGTGGTTTGAACAAGAACGCTTTATTTACTTTTAGGTCTTTTAGTTGTTCATCTAAACCAGTTACCTTGCCATCTTCGCCAAGAATAAGTTTAGACTTATCAATAAGGTTAGCTACAAGTTCTGCATCTTGTGCGCTATCACCAATCGCTAATTGAACCGCGGTACTCAATTTAAGCGCTTTTAAATCTTCGGCAGCTTTTAAAGCATTCGCTTTATTGTCTGCTTGAAGTTTTGTAATTTGGTCTTTTAACGCTTGTACATCGCCTTCGCTATCCTTTAAGGCTTTCAACTGTTTATCCCTATCTGCAACAGCAGTTTCGAGGTTTTTCTTTTCCACGTTAATCTCGTTAAAACGTGATTTTGGAACATATTCACCATCTAGAAATTCTTTAAATTGTTTAGTTGCGTTTTCGATGTTATCTTCTGCAATACCCAATTTTTCTAAAAACTCTTTGAATGTCATATGCTTTACTCCTTCCGGTTTTTACCGTGGTTTACCTACCACGAATGAAAAATATAAATACGATTATTCAGCATCGCCAGGTTCATCGTCAGGCTCGTCTATAGATGCCTTGTCATGACCTTCGCTACGCCAATCATCGTAAATACCAGTATTATTTTGTGCTTCTTCTGTTTCGATTTGTTTAATTTCCTCGTTTACATCTTCCACGAATGGGTGATGTGCAAGTATAGTTCGCTTCGATACAACGCCCATAGATTTTGAACACATATCCACCAAGTCGCCGTCATTCTTAACGCTTGTTCGTGTCCATGTTTGCGTGATAGTTACATTACTTGAACCATGTGTGGAACAGATAGCACGAATTAATTCATTAAAGCCTAGTTGGAATTCAGTTTCCATCATACCGGCTTTAAGCTCCAATAAAGTATATAAAAACTTCATTGCTTCACCGCTCGTGCCATCTAACCCTTGTTGCTGTGGGTCTACCCCTTGCCCTATATCAAAGATAGCCTTACGAGTAATATCAAGAAGTTCTTTGCGTGCTTCAACTGGAATGTCGATGGTTAATGTTGAAATACCGCTTCTATCGTCAGGACCTGTAGAGTCCATTTGAATTGCCTTGTATTTCTTCATACCTTCTAAGAACTCGGCTAAGTTTTCACCGCCGTAGTTAGTTAATACATATATAACTTCTTGAACATCCTCTAAGTCGTTTAAGAAGCCACTGTATGTCTTATCATATACATCGATTAATTCTTTAATTCGTTTTAAATCAGTTGTATGACGTGCATTGTTAGCGAACGCAATAAACGGAACTTTCCCCATATCGTGAGGAATAGTATCTACATTTAACGTTACGCCGTCAGGGTCAATCATTGTAAATGCGGTATACGGAAATAATGTATCAAAATCATCACCAGTTCGCATTGAAAAGGCTTGTACCTCTTTATCATTCCAATATTCGTATACCGTAATATTTTCGCCTTCGTCGTTAATATCCGCATATACACGCAATACGCCTTCTAATTTAGTATTAATACGATTGTTATAGATTGGAATAATTTCATTAGCCGGCAATACAGCCCATTGAAAATCGTTATTTTCATCTATCCAATAGTGAACCCAAGCTACACCACCATTCGTAGCTTTAACGCATAAGTCCTTACATTTCTTTTCGTACGCATCACCTAATGTATCGAGGATAATTGTATTTAAATTATCGTTTTTAACATCATAAATAGGTGGTGCAGTAAACATATAAGCGGTCTTTTGGTCTACTAACAAAGGATAAAAGGAATACGCAATTCGGTTATCCGCCTGGTGCATAGGGTTAAAACTTTCTCCCTTTTGCCTTGCTTCCTCAACGTCCTTTGGTTTAGTCGGTAACAACTTAATGTCATTATTGACTTCATAATAGCGTTCTGCTGTTTGCATTTCACTGATTACGTTTGCATGCCCTAAGGTATGCTTTTTAATTAACTTCTTAACTAATTCAAGCTCCAAACTTTCACCTCCTAAGTTAATAAGCGTACACCTTTTCGTCCGTCGAACTCTTCCATCGCATATCGCATGGCGTCCATTAAATGGTTAAAATCATCGATAGGCTTGTTTATAGGGTTGTCGAACTTATCTTTATCCCATGTGTAGTTACTAATTTCAGTAATGAAATTAACACACCGAGGATGAATAATAATCTTATAGTCCTGGATAATCGAAATACCGGCACGAATTGAGTCAGGTCCTTTTTTCGCTGCCCTAATTCGATTAAGTCCAGCTTTTCGCAAGTACGCAATCGATTTAGGTTCCGCACTATCCGCTTTAATTCGTTCTTTTGAATACCCCATTTCAGTTACTTTACTTAATATGTCTTCATTACTCATACCTTTTTCGTACATTTCATCAAAGACATAAATCTCACGAGCTACTGTATCAACTAAGCCACAGAATAACGTACTAGGGTCATTTACATAACCAAAGTCCATGCCAAAGGCGGAGCGTACATTTGGCCTATTAGATACTTCATGCACATCAAAAACTCGTTCTTCCCAGTTTTCATACACTAGACCTTCAACGATACCCCATTCACCAAGACCAGCAGTCCTATAGCGACGAGGGTTCTTTTTCATTTCCTCGAATAGCACCAAGTCCGCTTCACTTAGGAACTCATTACACATATAATTCGTTGTCATAGACAATACATTCGGACTAGGTGTATCAAAAAATCGTTTCTTTAGCCAATGCCTATCAGACCAAGGGTTAAAGGTTAATACTACTTGATGATACATTCCTTTCGGTAGCTGTCCACGAATACTTTCATCTAATCGGTCAAACGCTTCCTCTGATGTTATTTCGTACGCTTCCTCTATCCATAACCTACACAGCGCTCCAACTTCAACAGTAATTGATGTTACTTTTAAAGGGTCGTCTAAACCCCTAAATAATATCTTCTGTCCAGTTGGCTTGTATGTTATTTCTAGCGGTGATGTACTGCACTTAAAAAAGTTATCCACCTTTAAGCGGTGTATAGCCCATTTAAGTTGTGCATAACAACTATCACGCAACGTTCGTTCAACCTTGCGAACCACTAACCAATTAATATGAGGATTTTCGATAATTTCCGTTATAACCTTTAATGATTGAGTTGAGGACTTCTTACTCGCACGGCTACCCTTAACAGCCTTATAACGTCCTTTAAACCGCCAAAACGCACCATAATGCTTGCCTACGATACTAGGTAGATGAACGACTACTTGATTATCTTTAATCTTCAATTTTATCACCACCTACAATAATAGGAACGAGCGTTTTATTTTCCTCGTTTTGTTGTTTAATAACTGCAACTTCATTTTTAAGTTTAGCAATACGAGCTTTTTGCTCTTCGGTTGCCAATTCGCTTTTGCATAGGTCGTCATACTGCTTGATTAATCTTGCCAGCGTGTCCATCGCCCTTGATTGTGCTTTAAGGAACTTCTCCATACGAATATCCGCTGTGATTGTGTCAACATGCTTTTCTATTCGTTTAGTATTCCCAAATTGGTCGCTTTCCTCAACTGTTTGAGTAACACTTTCAATTTGTTTGTCAGCGTTTTCACTTTCGATGAACATTATTTTTTGTGCTCGTATGATAGCAGCATATTTGATACAAATATTCCCCCATAGTATTTCTATAGGGGATATTGTTTCTATTTCTTCAATTACGCCAATCATATCGAGTGGCAAGTATTTAGCAAAAAGACCATGTTTTAAAGCGTTTTGACTTCCAACAGGTGGTCCTCCACTATTACCCATAGCGTTTTTGTTACCAAACGGAGCACCTATTTTCTTTTTCGGTTTAGGTTTAGTCTTAGCACGCTTCCAACCGTATCGCTTCCGCCAAGATTTAACTGTTTCGATTGATACGCCGTATTTCTCGGCTATGTCTTTATAGGGTAAGAACTTTTTATAGTCTTTCTCGGCTGCTTCATAGTTTTTCACATACTCACCACCTCCCACCGAATATCTACTTCAAAACTTCATTGCTTTTATGTTTTAGTTTTCCATGTTGCCTAACACAAAGACCACCTTTCGGCTTGCGTGCGTGGCTGTAGGTTATATATGACTGGCATAAGCCGTCATACTCAATCATTTCCGCTGTACACTTGTTATTCTTATTGTTTAAGCATTTACGCTTAGAACATACAACCGACGTCATTTTAAAGCGTTCATAAATTCACGAGTTAAATCATAATCGCTTGTGAATTTACCTTTCTTTGTTGTTGTCGTTGTACTAGAACCACGAGATTTAACACCACGAGCAGTAACGCAACTATGTTTCGATGTAATGTGTACAATAACATCTTCACTGCCAGTCGCAATAGAAATAACTTCCGCAATATCTTCACCGATTTTTTCTTGTAACTGTAAACGCTTACAGCACATTTCAGCGATACGAGGAATTTTAGACAAGCCAATAACACGGCCATTAGGAATATATCCTACACTGATATTCATGTCATACATCAACGCTAAATGATGTTCACACATAGAAAAGGCTTCAATATCTTTAACAATAACCATTTGAGTTGTATCCACTTCAAAGGACTTACCAAACATTTCAGCAATTTCCTGGTTTGTGTAATTCATGCCTTCTAGCATTTCTAAGTACATTTTTGCAGCACGTTTAGGTGTTTCAACAATACCTTCACGCTCTAAATCTTCACCAAACCCTTTTAAAAGGAGTTTGACGCCTTGTTCAATCATAGATTGGTTCATCATAAGCTATACTCCTTTCATATCAGGCGGCCAAATAAATTTATGAATTTGTAGTTGTAGTCTTACGCCTTGTAAATTGTATGTTTTCATGTAATCAACAATATCTCTAGGTTCAATCTTGCCAAATACTGGAGATACATACACTTTCGCTTTAAAGTCGTTGTCCTCGATTAACTGGCGCATACGATTTAAATCTTCAAGACTACCAACTACAAACTTAATTACATCGCATTCTTCTAAATCTTGTAATGCTTCACCATTATTCATAAACTCCTCTTGTTTAGAAGAAGGACATTTGTAATCAACAGTGAACATAAGATTTTGATAATCACCATACAATGGAACAGGGTTTATACTTCCGTTCGTTTCGATGTTAACAAAATATCTATTCATAGCGTTTAGTAATTCCGTTAAATCTTGTAATAGTGGTTCACCACCTGTGATAGTTACATTTACATTCCCATAACTATCAACTACTTGCATAATCTCCTCGACGGTCATTTCTTTTCCGCCCTCGAAGCTGTATTCTGTATCGCAGTATGAACAACGCAAGTTACATTCCGCCAAGCGAATGAAAGTACATAGTTCGCCAGCTCGTGTACCTTCGCCCTCGATACTACTAAAAATTTCAATCACGTTCATAAATAGCAATATTCCCTTCGCTTTCTTGTACAGATACTTTATAACAGCATTTACCTAACTGGTCGCATATCCATTTAGCCATATTTTCCGCCGTAGGGTTTAAATTGCCTACTACATCATTAATATGGTTATGGTCCAATCGGTCGTGAATAGCACGTTTAATATGTGTAAAGTCTATAATCATTCCGTTAGCGTTCACTTCTTTGCTCTTCATAAAAACTGTTACTATCCAATTATGGCCGTGTAGGTTACGGCATTTACTTTCATAATCGAGATTGAGTTGATGTGAACCGGCAATCTCCATTCTTTTCGTTACATAATACATTTTGTTTACTCCTTCATAGTTAGGTCATTAAGACCGTTAATTTTAAAAGTATTAATTCTGTCAATACAAGTACCACACTTACCACAAGGCTTTTCTCCGCCTTTATAACAACTCCATGTGAGTTCATAAGGAACACCAAGAGATAAGCCTTTTTCTACAATTTGTGCTTTATTAAAATTCACGAACGGACTTTTAATTTCAACTTTATTGTAGGTGCCAAGTTTAATTGCATTGCCAATAGCTGTTACAAATTGCATAGAGCAATCTGTATAAGCGTTACCAGCTGCATCGTCTACATGGTTTTTTAAGTAGATATACACTTTATCGTCTTCCGCTACACTTATTCTAATAGTAGCAGCAATAGACAATAATAAGCTGTTTCTAAAAGGAACATACGTTTCTAAAATATCATCTTTCTTTTTAGCTTTTAATTGTTCGTCATAGCTTCCCTCTTTAACTTCTTTTGTTGAACGTGTTAAAAGAGAGCAATTAGAATAAGCCAAGAACTGTTTAATATCAAACACCTTATGACTTACATCGTAATAAGTAGCCACATTTTCTGCAGCTTTAAGTTCTTTATCGTGCTTTTGACCGTAAAAAAAAAAGACAAAGATAAAACATTATCTTTGCCAAATTAATTTACAGCTAACGCAAGAGCGGTTGTGCTGTCTACACCACCGCTCGATAAAACAATAGCTTTATTCATATATTCTCCTTACAGATATATTTCAGCGTACTTTTGAAATTGTAACCAAGCTTGCAAGTTAATTTTATCTACTTCGTGATAATCTTTAACTCGTTTACCGTCAGGCCTTTTTTTAGATACTATCTTTTCGCCATCAAAGTGATGTACTTGTCCAAATCGCCCCCCACTTTTAAATGATGTGCTATCAACACTATAAAAGGGGAGTTTATCTAAATACTTCATGCTAGTAAAGCCCAAGCCGTGAACCTTAACGTTATGAAATTTAGCATAATCTAACAGTTGTTTAACTTTAGTGAACTCGTTTTTTTTAATTTCTTTTATAGCGAACCCCCCAATAGCGATGTAGTCATACTCTTTACATAACTTTTTAAAGCACTCAATACCTCTTGATTTGTGCCAAACAGGTATACACTTCTTGCCAGTCTTAGCCTCTAGCTTACCTCTCATTTCGAGTACTTTATTTAAACCGTGTACGCTGTCCGTGTCTAATTCAAAAAAGTATTTAACATCGTATTTATTTATAAAAGCGATGTAGTTGTCTAAATACTCATCGATATTAACAGACTTTTCTTTTTTAGCGTTTATAAATGTGAACGCTCCACTATCAAGTAAGAACATATTTACTTCTTGCATTAATTGTAGTTGTATTGGCTTCTTTAGATAAAAATAACTCTCTAAATAGTATTTAGGCTTACTGCCTTCAATAACAAAGTTTGCTTCGATATTAGCTAAAAATACTTTCATTATTCCACCGTAAATGCGTGTCCACAATCAGGACAAACTACAGTCTTAGGCTCTTTAGGCTTGCTTTTATGGTCCTCTAAGAACTCGCTAATATCAGGTTCTTCCATAGCTTCTATAAAGCCAAAATCTTCCATGTTATAGTCTAAAAAATCTAATTCAAGTTGTAGTTTATTTAAGTCCCAAGTAGCGATTTCGCCTACTTTGTTGTCCGCCAATCGGAATGCTTTAATTTGTTCATCTGTTAAGTCATCGGCAACAATACAAGGAACTTCCTCGATGCCTAATTGCTTAGCAGCCAATAGTCGAGTATGACCGCACACTACAACGTTATCGCTATCAACAACGAGCGGAACTTTGAAGCCGAATTCTTTAATCGAATTAGCTACATACTGAATAGCTTCATTGTTATTTCGAGGGTTGTTTTCGTATGGCGTTAAGTCGTTAACGTTAATATTAACAATGTTCATAAAATACCTCCTTTTTATTTTTTTACATACAAAAAGAGCGCCCTGGTTGTAGGGCGCTCTTTTCATGAGAGAGTTAAGTGTTTTCGCTAAGAGAGGATAGCAATGTCTAAACAGTAGTGCAATTTCTACCTATTGACGAATACATCATATCATTGTCAATAGGGTGCACTCAATAGCATTTTAGGTGCACTTGATGTTAATTTAGGTGCAATTAGTGTAACGTTAGGTGCATTTAGGTGCACCCCTACCCCTATGAGGTCGCATAATATCTACATAGTTGAGGACAGTTAGTTGCACCCTTATTTTTTTAAATTGTAATCATAAAATGCTTCTTCTGCTTTTCGAATGGTTCTTTTGATATAGTTCGTTGAGTTATTTTGCATGCCTAATTGTCGATATACAAGCGAAATAGCGTACATATCTCTGCGGTTAACATACTTTTCAATCAGTATAGCTCTATACTTCGGTTCAGGTATGTTGTAAATGCACCTTAATATATCGCACTCTGCTTCAACAGCTTTTTCTTTAAGAGTTGTAATTTCATTTTTCAAGCGTGTTAACTCTTTAAACTGGTCCATAATTCCCATTGAACCACCGCCACCAGTTCTTTCACTTAAACTGCTATGCGGTAGACCAGCTGGTCCTAGTCTTTTTTGAAGTAATTCTAATTGTGATACTAAGGCTTGTTCTTCTAAGTGATAATCATCAATCTTAGCGATATATAGCCTTGCTTTGTTTCTTTTCTCCGCTTTAGTTAATTCTTCCATACTTGCATTCCCCTTCTACGATTTAAACCCCAGTACTACCAAAACCACCATGTCGCTTGTCTGTAGTTCTATCTTTTGCAGTGATACGATACGGCATAATAATTAATTGTGCAAGCCGTTCACTTGCATGGTATTCAAACGGTTTATTGCCTATATTTCTGATAGGTATCATGATATGGCCCTCGTTTTCCTTGTTATTGTAGTAGTCGGCATCTATAATACCTGTGCCATTCGCAAGCATTATATCATTGTTGATACCTACGCTTGACCTAAGGTGCATTTGAATGTGTTCATCGTAATTAATACGGCACTTAATACCAGTTTTAATTAATTTTGTTTCACCAGGCATAACAACTCCGCTTTCATACGGCTTTATATCGTAACCGGCAGCATATTCCGTTTTTCGTTGTGGTAAATCTGCGTCTTCATAACCTGTTACACGTTTAAATTCATTGTTATTCATCAGTCAATTCCTTTCAATTTTAATTGCTTCCATACTGTACTTGTAGCACGATTCACTCGCAATGCAATATCTGATAAAATCATACCTTCCTGGCGCATCTTAATTGCATCTTTAACCCAGTCATCAGATTTTTTTAACTTCTGATTTCGTAATTTATGTCCACATGAAGGGCTACACGTTTTCTTGATATTTCTTAATCGATACGATACACGATATTTAATACCGCATACTGGACATTGTTTCACCACCACGTCCTCGGACTTTTTATCAACTGTGTCGAATTGATGTTCTTTAGCGCGAGCACGTTTTGTGATTTTAACAGTATCTTTCACATTAGCCTTCCAAATTGGTAAATGCGATAAGAAATACGGAATGTTATTCATGTTGATTGTCTCCCTCTAATCTTTTAAGTTCATTATCAATATCTTTAGTGATGATACATAAGCACATAATTAATATGCCTATAGTTGCACCAATAAATAAACCTAACACAAATACCCCAATCATTTTTTACTATTCCTCCTGTTCCAAATCTCATGTAATACATGAGGTGGTTTAGCGTAATTTATTTGAATTTCCACCCTAGGGTTATGTTTATCAACTCCAACGATTTCAGAGCCGTTGTAATCAGTTATCCACATATCGTCTAGGATAACTCCTGCGGTGGTTAATATATCCGATGTAGCTTGTAGTAGGCCGACCAAGTCCGGCCAACCTCTAAAATCCGGCATGTAGTAGCGGCACTGTACGGATATAGGGCCTTTATAGTTTACTCGTTTTTTGAAGAATTGCAACTGTTTTAAACAATCTTTTTCATAGTCAACAAAGGCTTTTGATGGTAGCACGCGAGGATGTTTACCATGATATACAATTCGTGAACTATTTTTTTTAGTCGTCGGCCGGCCATAAACTACTAGCTTATTCATGTGTTACATAATTCCTCCTTTCGCTATAGTTTGACAGCACAATAACCGTAATATATCTCTTTCGACTGTTGGCAATTCTTTTGTGTAGTTAAATAGTGCTGAAATTAAAAACGCTCCAACAGTTCCTTTGTCATATTTACTTTCATCAAATTCAACTGACGTTTTTTTATTATTTTCATCAATCAAAACTTTAATTTCCATTTTTCATTACCTCACGGTATATATCTTGTAATTTATTTTGCGATTTAAGCACGAAATTAAACGCAACAAGGTCAGTCTAATATTTCTTACGAGTATTTTATCGTTCGCATATATTTTTGTTCACACAGCGTGAATTTTTAAATTTCGTTAATGTTAAGTGGTTGTCGTTGTGATTTACCTTTAAAGCTAATCAAGAACGACGTTCCTTTTAAGCGGTCATATACTCGGCTATTATACGCACTTTTAATTTGTTCAACAGATAGGTTCGAAGTGATAACCGTTGATTTACTACGTTCTACCCTATCTGCAATAATCGAAGCGACCTTTTGTTGAACCCATTCGCTCGAATATTCCGCTCCGAAATCATCAAGCACTAATAGAGGTGAGTTTCGAATACGATTTTCAAATTTTAAATAGTGTTCACTAGGTCCTTTACTAAGCGTTAAGAGCGTATCAAATAGGCTTGTCATGGATATTAGATAGCCGTTATACCCTTGTTCAATCGCTTTTCTTAAAATGCTAATTGCTAGGCTAGTCTTACCAGTACCAACAGGACCTATCATAATCAACCCTCTGCCGTTTGTAATGTGTTCTCTAACATGAACGCCATACTTGAAAGCGTTATTATAAGCGTCCCTATCTTCTACTGGTGCTCCTTGTGCTTTTAGTTTGTCAAAAGTCATATTCACATAGCGACCTTTAATGCCATACACGCTTAAATCAACCTTCTTTTCAACTACGATTGACTCATTGTAAACAGGTTTATAAAACTCATAGCCATTCTGTGTTACCTTGCGACCAGTCGATTTCGCTTCCGTCAGTCGGTTCCTTAATCGCTCTATTTCCTGGCTTACGTTTATCTGCTCCATTGTTATTCACCTTCTTTTTTAAGTTACTAGCTGCCACGGTTTCAACGTACTTGATGCTACTGCCACCACTTTCAATCGTTGAGTTAATAGCTACGATTACATGGTCTACTCCGTACAACTCAACTAAATCATCTAAGCGTTCTTTTATGATTGGTGATATTTGTCCAACTCCGTTTAAATAAAGTTCGTAAATTTTTTTATTCATACAATCTCTTTTTTCTGTTTGTGTTAAATATACATTTTTAACACTATTGTTAGAGAGAGATTTTACTTTACTTTTCTTTACTTTACTTTCCTTTACTTTACTTTGTGTACTTTTGTATACATTAACTGGGTTATTGTTAACATTAATTGAGTTATTGTTAACATTAATTGAGTTATTGTATACATTAATTAAGTTAAATTGAGTTATTACAACAGAATTTTTTCGACGTTCTGTAATCTTTAAATATCGTTCTTGAATTCCTTTTGATGTAAGAATATTAAAATTTTCGTATAAATTTACATCAAAAAGACGAACTTCACATGCCTTATTAATCACCTCAACAACAAATTCAGGAGTAACATTTACATCTAATGCTATTAAGTCGATTTCATCTTCGTGAATTTCAACAAAGTAACCTTCATCTTTGTAGATTGTCGATAATAGGTAGATTAAAACAGCGATTGACTGCGCACCACATGACAATAGCAACTTACGAACCTTTAAATCGCTTATAAAATTTACATTTAAAGGGAAGTATTCAACGCCCTTTGCGGTCGGTCGTGCCATTATTACGCCTCCGAATAAAATAATTTATCATGTGGTATGTCTAGAACTTTCGCCCATAACCTCCGCTTCTTTTCGAATGTAATAGGTTTACCGCTCAAGTAAATTACCAGTGCTCGAGGAATTGTTTGCGATTTATTGCAAAACTCCATAAGCGTTAAATTTCTATTTTTTAGTGCGTTAATAAACACATTAAATCGAACTTTCAAAATATCACTCCTTTTCTACGATTACGAGCTTTCCGGTTGCAGCTTGTACAACTGCTTTAAACTGTTCCTCGTTTGAGTTTTCGTTTGATAAATGAATTAAATGTATCGCTTTACACTCGGTTAAATTCATCGATTGTAGAAATTTGACAACGTTTTCAAGGGCAAAGTGCGATTTCACAAGTCGCTCCATGCGTTGTTTAGATAACTCGTCTTGATAGACTTTATTCTTTAATATTTCATACGAGTGATTACACTCAACAAGTATTCTATGAACACCTTTGAAGGTGTATTTACAATAAAATGTGTCGGTTATATAGAGGAGTTTTTCCTCTCCGTCGGTAATTAAAAAACCGACGTTGGGTACATCGTGTTCTAAGTCAAAAGGAAGAACAGTAAAGCAACCTATCTTAAAAGATTGTTTAGGTTTAATCTCAACCCAGGTTCGCTCGTCTAAAACGTGTAATGCTTGTGCTGTATCTTTTGTCATATACACTTTATGGCCTAATTTCAACCAATCTATAACCGATTTAGAATGGTCGCCATGTTGGTGCGTTACTAGAACACCAAATAAATGCAGAAAATTGTACCTACAATCTCTTTGAATAGCTTTAAAGGGTAAACCTGCATCAAGAATAATTTCATCGCCGTTTACGCTTGATTTAATGCGGTAGCAGTTACCGGCGGAACTGCTACCAAAACATTCAACACTAATCATTTGAACATATCTTCGCTATTTAATACTTCACCAGTTTCGGCATCAACAAACGTTGGTTCGTTGTTAATATCAAGCGTTTCGGTGTTTGCGTTATGTTCAATCGTTGTTACAGCATCATCTAAAATTTCGCTTACATTACCTTCAACGTCGATAGTCTCATCAGCTGTAGGTAACCCCATTGAAATTTCAGGAGCTGTCGTTCTAATCAACCAAGCTGCAGCTCTATACCGTAACATTTGGTCCGGCATAGTTCGCCACTTAGAACCTTTTTTGTCATACCATCCTTCCGCCTTAGCGATTGCGATTGTTACTTCAGGGCCGGCAATAATTTCATCTGAACCTTTTTCGCGAGTATAGGCAATGATACCTTGACTATCAGTACCCTTTTTTCCTGTTTCCCTATATTTAATTGCTTCGAATCTTCCGCACTGATTAAACGTAGCAATTAAGAATTTTGAGGACCAACTAGGGTTGCCATACACAACGTATAAGTTCTGCATGACCATAAGAGGGCTTGCGTTAATACGAACCGCCATTTCAAGTGCGATACAAGCATTACCAAAATTTTGAGGGCCTCTAAAGTTATCAGGAACTAAGCTAGACTCATTAAACATTTTTGCTTGTCGTTGTAGTAATTCAAAGCTAGCTACTGAATTAAAATTAGCCGCCACTTCGTTTTTTCTTGTTGTGATTTCGTTTGCCATGTTATACCTCCAAATCTACACACAACTCTTTGCATGTTTCGTCTACGATTAATTTAATTGTTTGACTATTGCAGTTAACGAACTTAGTAACCGCTTCTGCATTGTCGATAAATACTGGTGCGTTAACGCTGTAGAACTTAGTTAAAGCGTTAATAATATCAATACCAGCGTTAATTCGTGCTGCATTGTTAAGGCTTCTATATGGAACACCATCAACCATAGTCTCGCAACAATCTTCAACACTACCATTCACAAGAACATTCGCCATTTTAAAAGTTGTAATTGTAAAATGCTTGTTAATAGTATCTTCGAGCATTTCAACTTTAGCTTTCACAAATTCATCTAACAGGAACGCTGTTTCATCAACTACATTCTTTTCGTTGATTAATTGTTGCTGTTCTTGTTCTAATTCATTAATGCGTTTAGTAATATCACGAATAACATCGTATTTAGTGAGTTCCGTTTGTAACGTGCTTCGCTTATCAGCTAATTCAGATAATTCGCTATCAATTCGCTTTAATTGGTCGTCGCTTGTATTATCTTCATCAAGTTCGAGCATAAATAACTCCGCTTTAAGGTCGTTAACCTGTACATCGTTATCTAAATCAACTTCACCGACTTCATTCATCGCTTTTTGTTTTTCATCTTTTTTATTAGATAGTTCTTCGATTTGACTACACATACCATCAACTTTCACTTGCATGATTTCCTTTTGCTCGATGTAGTTTTGTTTTAATGCCTTAGCACTATCAATTAACTTTTGCCACTCTTCAAGGTTTGTAGCTTTTTGAGTGTTAAAAATAGCTTCAAGTTCTGCTCGCTTTTCAGCTGGATAGGGTTGTCCACAAGTAGGGCATAGTTCATCGTCAAATTGTGATTGATTAAACTTATCGAATTCAGATTGTAGCTTTTCAATACGAGTTTCTTCCTGTTTGATTTGACTATCTAATTCATATTCACGGTCTTTATAGCGGTCTCTTTCGCTCTCCGCCATTTGTAATTGAACAAGTGATAGCTTATATTCGTGTTCGAGCCGTCGTTCTTTATCAGTATGTTCGTTCATTAACTGACTTTTTCTATCCGCCAATTTACGTTTTACTTCACGAATTTTAGCGGTACGCTCTGCGCCGTCTAAGCCGTTAACGATAACTGATTTATCTTCTTCTAGTTGTTTAATAGCAGTTTCGATAGTTGCTATATCATCTTTTAGTTTTTGCTCCGTTTCCATTAGAGTTGGTTTACATTTAACTGCTTCATCAATTCGAACTGGTATCATATCCAGTTCTTTATTAATAGCCGTTTTTTTACTTGCGATAATCTTGCGTTGCTCGTCCACGGAACGGCCGTTCAATAGTTCGGTTAAACGTTTTAATTCGTCCTTGCTATTGATTACGCTTGCATCGTCCACATCACCGCACATTTCAAGTAATAATTTACGGCGATTCTGCCAGGTGTATTGTTCGTTAAAGAACAATGGATTTGTAATGAGTTTAAAAACATCTTCATTAATCATGCTATTAATAAAGGCTTTATACTCTTTTTCTTTAGAGGGTACATCGTTAATGAAATAATCAGTCGTATGACCTGTTAGCTTAACTTCACCACCTCTAGGGTTGCTATATTTTTCACGATAAATTCGTTTTAGTGTAAACCCTGTTCCGTCTTCGTTATCAAAGGCAGCTTGTACCATATGATTAACGTTGTGAACTGGTTCG